CAACACTTCTTTGCTTCTTCAAGCATTCTGCTTCCAATACCATCAGTTGCCTGAAGTGGTTCTGGTTTGATAATATCAATTGACTCAATTTCTAATGCTTTGAAGTCATCTCTCCAGTTTGAATAATCATAATCTTCTTTCTTGGTTTTATTTCCCCAATTAGCAGCACCAACCTTGCGGCATTTGACTAGAGCACCAGAAGCATAAGCACTTGGCCAAACATCATATCTTGATTTTACTTTCTTATAGCAGGCGTCTTTTTCTTCTGGAAGTGGAGATTTCGGTCCTTCTAGGCCAGTTTTATCAATACTAAATTTAAATTTTGCTGCTCCAGTTGGTTTTGGTTTTGGTTTGGTTGCTGAATCGGGAATTGTATCTCCTACTTTGTAAGGTTGTCCATTTTGTTCGACCATTTCACCTTCTGGATTATAATGAGCAACTTGAAGTGGTTTTTCAATCTTTTTTTCTGCTTTTTTAATAAAAACTCCACCTTTCATAGGACCCATTTCCTTTGTTTCTCCGGATTTTGATCCAGGGATTATTTTAATTCCAGATTTACCAGTATCTGGACTTTCCCAAGGATTGAGAGTTCCTTTCACATTAGGAAATGCTTCGACCATTTCACCTTCTGGTTCAAAATGAGCATTTTTTATATTTGCGGATTTTGTTGGTGGTGGTTCAATAAGTTTACCGCCACCGTGTTGTTTCATAAGAGGTTCCATAACTTTCTTTAAACCACCCTTTCCTGGTGGAATGGGAATACCAATTTCTTCTCTTACAATATTCGCTTTGCCTTTTCTATTTGGATTTGGATCTTCTCTACGCTTCTTTGCTGCTCTCCTTATTCTTTCTACTTTGCTCATAGAAGCACGATCATCAGCATCACGGCAGAATGGTTTGGTTGTTTGACCAGGTTGCTTGGCACAAGGTTTACCATCATATTTACCACCTGCTTGAACCCATCCACCACCTTTAAACCAATCACGAAGAGAGTAACCAGGATCTTTAGCAGATTTACCATCTCTTCTGCCTTCATCCATATAAGAGGATGCAGCATCAGTATTATGTTCAGTATCAGTAATTTTTGCCTGTACCCAAGCAGGAATATTTCTTTCCTTTTTACCAAGTGCTTTTCTCAATTTTCTGATATTTTCTTCAGACTTTTTCAATTGAGTTTGTGCCATTGACACTTCATGATCTTTTTCTTTTGCTTCATTCATTTTCTTTTTACGACCCTGGCAGTGAGCACGTTGAGAAAACCCTTTTGGGTCATCACAGTTAATGGATTTTTTATACTTATCAGACCAACCCATTAGAATTTAAGATTCTTCTTTATTATTTAGAAAACCTTGCTTGAGTAGTTTTGAAAGTTCTGCGGTAGATCCAACAAACAGTGCGTTATTCGTAACATTATTAGTTGTTGATTTATCACTAACATCCTCAATATCTTTAATCTTTTTTTGAAGATCGACTAATTTATCAGTTACGTCTCCAACACTTTTTATCAATTGACCAGCAACTTCATATGCTCTTGGACTTGCCCCCTCCCCGGCAACTTCCAAAATTCCATTAATTGCCTCTTGTCCTTTTTCGATAAGAGAATATAATTGACCCCTACTATATTCATAATCTTTTTTAAGATCATTAGATTGGGGTTTTATATTTTGAATTTCCACAGATTTTTTTTCTACTTCAACTATTTCAGTCTCTGTATTTAAAACCCTACTAATACTATCAAAATTTTCTGACATAAAAATTACAGTAAATCAATTTTTCTTGTTGGACTAAAATCTGAACCATTATCGAAGAAATCTAAAGATTCGCTAAATCCAAAATCATCTCCTGGGGCAATAAGTGCATCATCTGCACTACTTAACACATTAAACTGTGTACCACTATTGTGCGTTTGTGCAATTGTCCCACTGTATGCTCGTTTTACAGTAATTGAATTACTCGTCAGTGATGAGATCTTCATAATTTCACTGTTGAGAATAATACGATCTCCGACCGAGAGTGGTGATGTATCATTAACAATAATTTTAGTTTCGGAAACTGATACATCTTCGGTAATAATTGCTCCCGTATCATTATCATAATCTTTCATTGCAGTTGGAGTTGCAGTATAACGCATTTCTCTTCTTGCCCTTACAGTATCAGTATCCGAATAGTAATCAACTTGAACCTTACGAATAATACCTTCTGTACTATCAGCGATTGGACCAAACAGATATGTTTTTGCTGTAAATTGCAAAGTATAAATTAGTACTCTTCTTGTTGAAAAATCTCCTTCATAATCGTCTTGAAAATTAATAGATTCTAGTACAACTGGAATATCTCTCTTTTCACCAATAGAATCAATAAGTTCAACTGTTATATTGAATGATGGTTGAAAAAATGGTAGGATCTGCTCAATGATTTGTAGAGCATCATCATTTAATTTTGTAAGAATATTGAGTTCAAATCCAATGTTATAAGGAACCGGCATGTAAACTTTTTTAATTCTATTATTATCATCTACTGCTTTAAATGATTGAGTAACTGAAGTTTTTCGAGTTGGATCATATTGAATACTATTCATTTCAAATGACATTCGAGGTAATCCAATTTGGACAGCTCTATTTAAATCTGCTTGCTGTTCAATTCTTGCTAGAAACTTTTGCATTGGACCATATGCCAATGGAACTCTCATTTCACTAATGTTTTTACTTTCTTCATCTTTATGTTTAATATAAATCTGATTAAACAGCGTTCCAAAAGAAATGACCGTTTTCCTAAGTATTTCGTGATAAAAATAAGTTCCTAACATCAGTAATTACCAAATGGATTTGATTGTGTGAAATCTAAAATAAGATCTGCTTCACTTTCGATTTCGTCGTTTTCTGAGTATTTATCATATAAATCTTGCTTATCATGTTCTTTAATTGAGAAGATTGCTGATGAAGCAGCTCCAACTAAAGTTTCACCAGGAGTAAATATACCACTAACGTTAGAAACCTTAAGAGTGTTTGTAATATCATCCCATTCTTTAACTCTTGCTCTAGTTCCAGAAGATGAACCAATAACCTCCTCATTAAATTGATATGTTCCAACTCCGGAAATTGTTGGTGGATTTGCAATTGTAATCGATGGAACTGTACTATAACCATACCCCGGATTCGAAATCCTAATAGAAGTAACAACTCCACCCGTTGAAATTCCGGCAACTGCTGTTGCTGTTGTAAGACCTACTAATATATTTGTATATTGCTTATCTGCTGCACTATTACCAATACTCACTACTGGTGCAGATGCATATCCAGAACCTGGATCTGTTATTGTAATTCCAGTAACAATACCGACAGAGTTTGTATGTGCGATTCCCTTTGCGGTCGTTCCAACACCAATTGGAGCATCAAATGTTACAGAGACTGTAGAAGATGGAAGATAGAAGTTTCCTCCAGTAAATACAGTTGCTCCAGTAACAGAACCAATACCATCGATTGTTGATGATGCAGTTGCACCTGCACCAACCGGAGGTGTAATAGTAACCGTTGGGGGTACTGCATATCCAGAACCACCATCATCAATAGATAATGAAATGACACCATTTTGAATAGTTTCAATAGAACAAGTTGCTGCAGCACCAATTCCTCCGCCACCTTCAATGTATATGGTTGGAGTTTCGGTATAACCAAATCCAGCATTTGTAAGTAGTATTTCTTGTACTGAGAAAATTCCTGCACGATTTGTAGTTATTGCAACCGCAGTTGCTGTACTTCCAGTAATGTCTGGTGCTGCACTAAATCTGACAGTTGGTGCCGATGTATATCCTCTTCCATCATTATTCAAGAAAATTTGTCTTACATATCCAGTATTAATGGTTGCCGAACTTGATGCAGTAACACCAATCCCAAGAAGTTTAAGTGTAGTAATAAACCCTTCGTCTTGAACCTGAGTATCAATTTCATCAATAGAAGTATCAATGATCTCATCCTCATATTCAAAGAGTTCACACTTTAGTTGGTAAACATAATTTTTACCCAATTGATAAAATGGATCTTCGTGCTCTACAAACTTAACTTCAAATAATCTTTGCCCAAGTGGAAAGTAGATTAAATCTCCTTCTCTTGGACGAGATGAAAGTACAATTTCATCATCACTTTCTGCTTCTAAAAATGGAGAGATAAAATCTTCAAATCTTTCTCTAGAAATTGTAATAGTCAATTCATCCTTAAGAGACATTCCGAATTTTGTTAGTATATCTCCAGATCCAGAATATCCTTCGTAAGTATTGACATATGCTTCTATGATATAATTATCATCAAATCTGGAAGATTCTATTTCTCTAATTATTGTATTTCTTCTTACAAACTTTCTTGGAATGTATGTAACATCTACACCATACATTCTCAGTTGTTCATTGATTAATTGTTGAACAAGTCTTTGTTCAGTCTGTGATCCTTGTAGAAAAAACGGATTAAGTGCCATTATCCAATAAGGTCGAGGGGTGGTAATTCGTGCTCAAGCATCATTATTTGCTTAAGCTGCTCTAATTCTCTTTCTGCATCCTCATAGATTTCTCTACCATTCAACTCAATACCACCAGGTAGTTTAACTCCCCTAAACTTAATTAAATTTTGTCCCCACTGGCGCTTAATAAGTGAGGTAAGATATTTTTTTACAAAACTATCATTATAAACACCAGAATAATCACTAGGATCTAAAATTCTATAACAATCTATAACGAGATAATTTCCTGCAGATTGTTGATTCCAATCAATATCAAGATATAGTCTATCCTGTCTCTTATTATATCTGATTTGCTTATCTGTGGAAAGTAAGAAATCAATATCTTCCAAATAACTCTTTGTCATTGAATATTGTAGTAATTCAACTGAGTTAAAATAATAAAGATCATTTAAGAAAAGTTGATATTTAATACTAAACATTCCACCAGAAATAGTACTAGTATCAAATTTGAATACTTTTTCAATTCCAACTACTGAATCTGGAATTTGTATAAAGTTTGAATTTTCATAAAAGTTTGAGGTTGTTGTGCCATAACCACTAATGTTTGTTGATGTTGCTGATGTAGTTACAATACCAACACCACTAGTTCCAGATGCTCTTCCTCTACTAATATCTTGATCAGTAATTTGATACTTCAGATACATCCTTTCAACGCCATCAAAATGACGTTCTTGGAAATATTGGAAGGCATCATCAACAAGATCATCAATTTGATCATCATCAACGTTGATCTCTAGCACAGGAGCACCAAGTCTCCTTAAGCAGTAATCAATTAATTCTTGTCTTGTTGATGGTTTTGCCATTATTCAACCTCTGAGTTCTGATAATCTTCAGTTTTTTTAGTTGATCTTTGTTTTGGAGGGGAACTTTCTCCCCTCTTTGCTTCTAGCAACTGCATTAACAATTGCTCCTTTTCAACTTCAAAATCTTTAGTTAAAGATTGTAATTTTGCTTCTAATAAAATGTTTTGATTTGTTAGTGCTGCTATTTTTTGATTATAAAGACCAACTAAAACATTAATGTCAACTTCACTATTCATAATCCTCAGAACGTTCCTCCGTCAATTGTTGTTGTCCAAACAGGTCTGTCAGTATATGTAGTAGAGACAACGGTGGGGTTAATTGAGATGTTAGTACCTTCTTTCAGAAGATCATTTGTAGTATCAAATGTTCCCTGTACGCCAATCAAAGTAACGCTGCTGCTTGAGGAAGTGGTTGATTTAACCATACCATAAGCACTAGAGTTATTTGCCTGAGTAATCTGCTGACCAGCAGTAAAACTATGTGCTCCACTTAAAGTTAGAACAATCTCAGTCACTGCGGTCATAATCTGCGTTGAAGTAAATGTTGCAGATGATGGTGCAGATGTAGATCTTTGCAGTCCAGTGCTGTCAAAGTAAACAATACCATGAGTAGAGAAGTCTCCACTCTGGTAGTAAATACCTTTAATATCTAAGAAACCTTTTGTTCCTGATACAACACTATTTGAAACTGATGCATCTGGAACGAAAGTCCATCTTCTACTGTCATTAGCATGTGATTCAAAAACGCCACTAGCAGCAATTGAATTATCGTCGAAACCAAAGAAACCAGTTTTATTGTTACTAGTTCCACTGCTTGTATTGTAGTTGAATGAAACACCTCTATCGGTGTTTGTATCAAATGCATGGGTGATTGTTAATTGGGTTGAAATACCAATCTGAGAAGTCGTATTTCCTAGAATAGAAACGACTTTTGTGCTGGTATTGTAGTATTGAATGGTTCTGTCACCAGCAGATGCTGGAAGACCAGTTACACCAGCGTTTTCAATAACATCACCAGTGTTAATACCAACAACAGAATCTAATGTAATTTCAGTTGTTCCGCTGCCAACTACCGCCATAACGGTTCTTTGGCTGGTTACATCACCTAGATTTAAGATCGGTTCATTGACAGTAACTGAACTTGAATTAACAGTTGTAGTTGTACCATCAACTTGGAGGTCACCCTTAATAATAACAGTACCTTCGTTACTTAAACCATCTGGATATGGATCAATGTAAAGAACATTTCCACCACCAGATTTGGTTGAAATAACATTAGAACTAATTCCAACGCCATCAAATTGAGCACCACCAACATTTACAAATGAACCAGTGTGGTTTATAGATCCAACAACAGTAACAATATCACTATCAGCATTTCCTAAGTTTGTATTGCCATCTACAGTTAAATTTTGCTGAACGATTAAATCACCAGCAAAAGTTGTGTCTCCACTAACAATAAAATCAGCACCAACATAAAGATCACTTGCAATACCAACACCACCAGCAACTCTTAAAGCACCTGTAGTTGGGCTAGAAGCATCTGTAGTTGCTGCAATAGAAACAAACGATGTATTTGGTGTACTCTCAAAAATAACGGAAGTAGCACTTGATTCTGCACCAATTGTTACTGTTGTAGCGTTAGGAACATCAAAAGTTGCATTATTAATTGTTGCGATGCCAGTATTAGCACCAACATCAATCGCTATTCCTGCACCAAATGCATTAATGTGAGTTACAGTAGAGTCAAAAAGATTTAATGAGGTATTATTACTTGTTACATCTCCACCATCAATATTGAGATCGCCATCTAAATCAACGACAGCATTATGAATGGTTGCAATTCCACTTGATGCTCCAATATCGATAAATTCACCAGCACCTAATACATTGGCATGAACAACATTTGCATCAAAAAGATTTAATGTGGAATTATTGCTTGTTACGTCTCCTCCTTCTACTGCCAAATCTCCATTGATATTGATAGTTCCACCAATACCGACTCCACCGGCAACAACAAGTGCGCCAGTAGTGCTGTTAGTAGATAGTGTTGTTGCATCAAGTTTTACTTGCGCTACATTACTATCATAAGTCCATGAAGCACCCTCAATTTTTACCCTATCAAGAGTAGTCTCATCATAATAAATTCTGGCATCATTGTCAGTACCAAATTGGAAATGGATGTCATCTGCGATTCTAATGTCTGCAGTTGCTCCAGCACCACCTCTTTCAAAGAAGATTGCATCTTTTGCTGTATCGTATGATAATCTAATATCATCACTTGTACCAAATTGCAATTCATCATCATCTAAGAACTGAACCCTTCCAGTTCCATCTGGAGTAATTGTAATATGACCATCAGTGTCAGTGGAAGTTAGAGAGTTTCCATCTAACCTTAAATTGTCTACATTCCACTGATCAACCTTACGGTTTTGATCAACAATGGCAACAAATCCGTTTGCTGCAGTTGTTGCGTTTGCAGCACTCGCAACAGAACCTGGAGTGTTGCTTAAAAGATCTGTATAATACTGACCACCAACCAATTGGGGATTACTAGAACTATCACCAATGAAGAATCTTTGTCCCCTATTTGCCTGAGTACCACCACCAATAGTATAGGCTAATTCACCATAATTTAGTGTTGATGGTGCAGAAGTACCAGTAGATCTCTTGACCCTAATGATACTTGCCATTAAAAGCTACCTCCGTTAATGTCTAAATTCTGCGTAGTTCCTGGTGTCAATTCTAAAGTTGCATCCCATTTGTTAGTTGAAGCATTATACACAAGGACCATACCATTAGAAAGGGTAGTGGCGTTTACATCACTTAATCCAGATAAAGTTCCTGAAGTATCTCCAGAAATAGATGAAACAACCTTAATTGTATTTTGTTGTCCTACTCTTACTTTAATATCTGCCATTAGAGTGTCATTGTTTTACGGGTATTCAAAGGATCATATAAAAAGTCCATTTAATGGTCAGGATCTAAAATATATTTATACTGGCAATTTTCTAGGAACTAAGACCAATTGCAGTAACTACTTCCTGCTGTTTAAAGTATAACTTAATATATGCTTTTGCAATGTTTTTCAATAAATCAATATCTTCACAGTTGTCAACCTCAGAAGAGAGTTTGTAATATTCAAAACTTTTAGTAAGATTTTCTAATTCAATTTTATTTGGATCTATTGTCATTGATTAACTCCATAAGTAAGTCTTTAATTTGTTGAACATCTTTTTTTAATTCATTAATCTCATCTTTTTGTTTTTGACGTTCTTTTTTCATTCTAATATATTGATTATATTCAAAAGTATCAGAATTAACTATTGCTCCGGAGGATTCATCTCTTAATAGATTTTTATGACCTTCAATTGGAATCATTATGCTAATGCAATCGCTCTCAAGTCACGGAATCTAGGAGCATACGCTTCATTCGTTCCACTCATAACAACTTTAACAACAAATCCAGTAAATTGCTCAAGATCATCCGCTGTAAATTGATACTCTAAGAATTGATCATCATTACTTGCGTTTACAAATACATCAGGCGATCCATCATTTAAACTGACATCAATTACACTATCTCCAATACCATCTCCATCTGTATCTGTTAAGTTTGAATAACCAGGGAACAATTCATAAGTTTGATTGATTTCACTAGAATCTGCTCTAAAGAGTTGGTAAAGAACTCTAAAATCACTAGATGCATTTCTATATGCAGTAAGAATAACCTTTAAAGATGATGCTGGTCTTAGTAGGTTTACTCTCTTTGAAATGTAAACAGACGCATGTGGATCATCAGTTAATTGATTTGATCTTGGATCAGTTGCATAATTTAAGATCGGTCTATTTAACCTATTTCTATTCAATACAAATGAAGCAGATTCTGTTAAATCAATAACCGGAGAAACATTAGAATTGCTAGTTTGCATTCTTATACCAAGAGTTAATGATTTATTTCTTGGTAAAGATGCTAAACGATTAGTTTCATTTACTCTGGAACATACAATTCGTGGAGTATTAAGTTGATTTACCTGATTTAGAGTTACTGCCTCATATCCCTGATCAACAAAAGATGGTTCAGAACCACCAGCACTAGTTCCAGAAACAGTTCTGAGTGATGCAGAGACTGCTGTGTTTTCTGGAGAAATTACGTTAAATTGTGGAATAATTTCATTAAACTGAATATTTTGAGTTGCTCTAGCATCAGATCCACCAAGAGTACTTTCATTTGTAAAGGAAAGTTGAGTGTCACCAGTTCCTCTATCAGATCTATTAAATTGTAAATGATAAGAATCTATTTTTCTTTCTCCCTTTAATGTTGCATTTGAAGGCATACTGTGGGAGGTATTAATTCTTGTTAGAGAAACTCCATTTAATTCATACTTATAAACCAGATCACCACTAGCATGATTTCTAATTGTCGATTCATTAATACCTCTATTAGAGATATTCAATGTATTTGCAGAAACAGAGGTATAAGAAATAATCTCTTCATTAACTAATACATAACCAGGATTTGATGAAGAAACTATCTCACCTTCGAATCTGGTAAAGTTGGATGTATTTGCAACGGATATTGTATTATTTGTTGAAACAATAGATGCACTTAATGGTTCTC